TCTTTTTCTATACCAATACTATCAAATATAGATCTAACTAACACAGGATCAAAAGTATTTCCTCTTGTAAATATTTTATCACATTTTGGAGAATCGTGCTTATCAATTAAAAATGAATATAATTCTTTAATAGAAACATCTTTATCGGATGGTTTTAAACACTGTTGTGCTTCTGCTGATTGTTTTTTCCACCAATTAAGTGTCCCTTGGTCAATCTTTCTACCATATTTTTCTACTTGTTCTTTAACATCAAACTTCATTACAGAACATTTATCTAATAGTTCTTCGTATGAGTAAGGATCGTGTGTAAATCTTTCCTCAGTATAATTCATCGCAGCAATATTAACAACTACACAATTAAACATATTTGTAGAAAGAGTCTCAAAATCATATATCAAACATTTCATATTATAACTCCAAGTCTTGTGCTTCAGTATACAAAGACTTCATCATATTTTTCAATCTATTTTTATCCAAGTCTACACTCAACTCATCTACATATTTGTGTAGAAGTGTCATTGTATCTTCTGTATTTTCTACTATATCATCTGATACTGTACTAGCATCCATATCTGAAAAGTCTTCAATAACTTTTACATCTAAACAGTCAGCAGAAAACAATCTATCTGTGAACTTATCAAACTTGTATAGGTCTTTTTTATTTACAACAATTAACTTTACTATTTTGTCCCTATACTGTATTACATCGTGATTATCGTAATCTTCTGAAGAATCGTCATAATATATCTTTTCAAATATTGTATATGGATTTACGATTCTAGTCAACTCTCTTGTTTCAGTATCGTAGATATGAAACCCTTTAGGATCTTGATAGTCGTTCCAGTATAACTCATAAGGTGTACCAAGATAATGTATTTGACCATCGTCTGACTTGTGATGGAAGTGACCAGAGAATACTGTGTCGAACTTTCTAAACTCACTCTTGTCTAATCCACCTGATGAATGTATTTGACCTTTATGCATTTCAAAACCATTTATTTCTAAATGTCCCATCATTACTTCAGCATCAGTTTCTTGCATCATACCAAATGAATAGATTTCATTGTTAGCATTTATCCATGGCATAAACAATATCTTATGTCCATCAAACACTACTTCTTGTGCTTCTTCATACACATGAATATTTTTATAACGACCACCCACTAATTCTTTGAGTGAGTTTACTTCGTTGGTGTTTTTAAAATATGTGTCATGATTACCCACAATTAAATGTAAGTCTATATCTAAAGCAGCAAAAGGTGTAATAAACCTTTCTCTAAAATCTTTTGCTGTACGATAGGAAACATACTTGCGTCTGTCAAAACAATCACCTAAATGAATACAGGTTTTAATATTGTTTTGTTGTAAGAATGGAAAGAAAATACCTTCATAAAATTTATAAAAGTATTCATTGAAATCTGTATTATCAGACTTAGCACCAAAGTGCGTGTCTGTTACCAAAGCAATCTTCATAATATATTATTCTTCCATATAGTTTTCTAATCCAGATTTATTTTTAACTTTTTCTTTTGATGATTTAGTTTTATAAACATCTTCATCAGGTAACATAACTGTTGGATCAAATCCTTGAACATCATAAGGTGTATCGTCACCTTCATTTACTGTGAAACTCTCATACATTTGATTTTCAATTATCTGATTTTTAATATGAGTTTGTTTCTTTTCTTTTTGAATTCTTCTCAAGAACGCATAGTAAATAATCTGTGTGAAGTAAGAAAATGGATTGTTAGACTTTTCTGGGTCAAAGTTATGAAGATATTGTAAACAGTTTTCTATACCATCAGAAATCATTTCTTGACGATAAGTGTAGTTAATAAAGTTTGGTCTGTATGATAAACCATTCGCAATCTTTAAGAAACACTCACCGATATAATTAGTCACTTGTGGTTTGGGATCGCCTGCTTCCTCTGCTTCAATACACTTCTTTTTGTATTCCTCCATTGCTTTAAGGAATTCTTTATTGTCTACATAATGTTCTTTTTTCTTTTTCTTTTCTTCAGTCATCAGTTTGTTCCTTTAAATACTGTAGTCATTATATAATACTGGAATAAAAAAGTCAAGTCTTTTATTTTAAAAAAATATTAAAAAAGTTCTTTACTTTTTCCGTGGAATGTATTATAATCAGATATGTCGCAAGGGCAAGTATATACTAGTAATTAATGGATCTTATCAGAGACCTCATCATACAATTCAAATAAGTCATCCTCACCGAAATTATCTTCCTCTTTATTTTTATTTTTAATAGAATCTACATATTGTTGTAATACTTTTAATCTTTCATTCACTAATGTAACTTCGTCATCCTCACTTTTAGGAATTTCTGGAACATCAGTAAGATGCTCTTTTGATGTAAATAGCATATAATCATAATATCTTTTCATCGCAAAAGACGCAGGTGCTAGAGTTATGATTTGACTTTTAGATATATTATAATCTACCTTCTCACTAAATGGTTCTATCCAACGACCTAATGACATAGACTCAACCATCCCATCTTTCGTTGGTCTTGAGAATATTCTCATTCTAAGTGGATCTGTTACTGTAACTGATTCCGTGCTTTCTGCGATTAATGTAACAATTATATCTTCACCATTAGACAATTTTATTATATGTGCTTTTTCTGTCATAATTTTATCCTGTCTATTTGGTAATTAAATTCTTCCTCTGCGTATATATTTATTCTTTCTAAAAAGTGGTTTAATGTAAAATTCTTTTTCTCGTTATGCGTCAAGTCATCAGCAATATCTAAAACTCTGACCGATACTTTATTGTCAGACTTTCGCAGTCCACGTCCAATGGACTGTAGAACTCGCACCCTGCTCTTACTTGGACTTGCGAACACGATGTTGTGCAAGTTCCTAATATTAATACCAGTGCTAAAAGTGCCATACGATGCGACAATAATTGTATTATCTTGCTGTTCTGTAATCTCACGAATTTGTTCCCTCGTTTCAGTATCCGTACCACCAAAAACAAAATAAATATTTTTATCTGAATTTTCTTGTAACATAGTATGTAAAACCTTACCATGTTTTTCTACCAGTTGAAACAGGCAGAGTGTATTACCATTTAATGTGTTACATAATTTAGTAATAAACTCGTTTCTCTTTTGGTGTTGTACGAGATAATCTATTTCTTCTGAGTATTTAAAATCTTTTACTTGCCTTGCTTCTTCTTCCTTATGTTTTAAGACTATACACTTAATTTCTAAGTCTGCAACTGTCTCTTTATCCATTAATTTTTTAGTAGTAGTTACCTTATCAACCTGTCCGAAAAGACCCTCCAGGACTAACCTATGCGTCTGTGTGCCGTCTAAAGTACCAGTAAGACCAAACTTATACTTACAGTTTTCTAACTTAGTTAAAATACTTGTTAAGGACTTTGCCTTAAATAAGTGTGCTTCGTCACCTACAATACAACCAAACTGTTTAAAGTATGACTTATGTAATTTGTATATAGATTGCCATGTAGAAATGACAACTGGTTTGTTTGTATCTTTAGAATGTCCTTGATATATTCTATGTAAGTATTTATCATCCCATCCATAGTCAATAAAATCAGAATACATTTGTTCTACTAATGATGTGGTTGGTACTAGTATTAAGATTTTACTATTTTCTTGTTTTTGTAGTAATAATGTATAGTATCTTATTATAGAATATATTATTAATGATTTACCAGAAGCAGTAGGACTTAAAAATAAAGCACGATGATTTTGTATTGCGTGATGAACTGCGTTTAATTGATAATCACGAATCTCTAAATCTTGACCTCTCGATTTTGGTTTTAATGATTTAATAAATCCTTCAATCGTTTCTTTATCAATATCTTTCTTATGTGTTACTTGTGGATCTAGAACAACAGACAACTCATTTCTTTCACAAAACTCTAGTATGTACTTTATTAAACCAAAATATATTTTACCAGTTCTTCTGTCTAGTAATCTTATTTTACCATCCCAAACACGATTTTTATATTGTGGCATGAACTTAGCACCTGGAACTTCAAACTCAAAGAATGAAGACATTTCCATCATGACACCATCGTTGTCGCATTGAACAACTAGATAAGTTTCATTTAGTTTAGATATATGAATTTTGTAAGGTGTTTGGTTCACCATATTGTCCTCTCACAATAACATTCCATGATATACTTACTCTACCTATATTTGTTGGTGGAACCCAATGTTGTAACCAAGATGGGAATACAAATCCAACATTCTTAACAGAATTAAATTGTATCATACTACTATTTAGATTTGACATCTTTTCTACTCTTGGTCTTAGTATGCTTGCTTGTGGTCTTGGATCAAAAAATTGTATGGGTGAACTAAACTCTGAAGCGACAACATAATATACACCAGATAAAAAATTATTTGAATGTGTATGTGGTGCATGAGACTCACCTGCCTTCAAACCATTTGCCCACATACCAGTTATCTCTACTTTATCAAACTGATACCCTTGATTTGTAATTACCTTTTCACAAGTCTTTTGTATACAATTAGTAAAGTTACTTAATTCAGATTTATGATTTAAGTTATCACTTGTTTGAAAAGTATTTGATAATTCTAAAAGATAAAAAATATAATCTTTTTCACTATTGGTTAATTCATATTTGAATTCATTAATTGCTGTGGGAAAAACTAAATGTTCCTTTACATCAACCATGTTACTATACTCCATCTTGTTCCTTCTTTTATCTCTGTTACTTGATGCGGAAACATAAAGTTTGATGGAAATATAATCGCTGAACCTTTCTTTTTGGGAAAAGCAAGGTCATTAACTAAAATCTCTCCACCCTCGTAATCGTCATTTAAAAATAATAATGCTGATAATTGTGGGTATCCATATGTTTGCCCATGACTATGATGTATATTATCACAATGTTCTGACATAAAACCACCAACAGAATAACGATTAATTCTAAATGGTGTTGTGTTTTTAATGATACAATTTTTATATTCTTTTTGATATTGATTAATCAACCACTCAAAAGATGGTTTAATTATATTATAATGTTCATTAGTTTCAGCAATCCAAGCATCGTCCATCTTTACTCTTTCTTTGCTACGAGGACTTTCTGACTCATGAGTTGCATACTTCGATGGTTTATAATCAAACTCTGCGTTCATTAATGTGTGACAATTTTGTTCAGATATTACATCTTCATAAAAATGCACATACCTTTGTACATAATCATAATATTTTACTGACATTACATCATACCTGCTTCAAATTGTTTCCATGATATTGCGTTTTTAATATCCCAACCTCTGCTTTGTATTGAACGCAATACACCATCTATATACTTTATAGTTGTTTCTAAATAACTTATTTTATGTTCTAAGGCAATAATATCTTCATCTGATTCGATGTAAACACTAAGATCTGATTTTAATATTTTGAGGTCAAATGGTTTAGTAGCATAAACTTTTGCGTCTGCTTTACCACCATAGTATTCCCATTTTTCTCTATACATTACTTTGTAATCGCCTTTCGCACGATACAAAAGTAACTCAAAGTTTGTTTTGATTTGTAGATACTTAGAATAAAGTTCTTGGTTTCTCAAGGATTCTGTATCAAGTCTTTCATCATTTATCACTAAGTCTTTTGCGACTTGTGCTTTTAACTCATCAAGTGTCATAATAACTCCACATTATATAATGTTACAATCCTATTTATAAGGTATGTATTTCATATAATTTATATTTAAAAGTAGCATCAACTGTTAAGTATTCTACATCCGTAGCATTTTGTGTATAACTTAACTCACCCAAAGAAACAGGGAATAGATCTTGGAATCTAACTTCCACTGCTGGATTATTTTTATTTGTTAGTAATGTCATAGTAGCATCACCAAACATTCCTCGTTCAGCAGTTGATGGTCTTGTAACACCAATATCACTACCTGCCGATGCATTATCTGGTAATGTTCTTGTACCAGCAGTTGTTATTGGACTATTAGAAGTTGTTTGTCTAAAATCTCTAAACTGTTTGGTGTTCTTAGGAAAACCAATACCTGTTAACCATTCATGTAATTGAATATAGTTTTCAAGATATTCATCTACAATAAATGTAATGTTTAAATCTTCATATGTTAACACATCTCCTAACATAGGAATATCTTTAAAACGAGATGCGACTGATGTTTCACCCAAGTTTATTCCTGGAACATTTGCAGCCACAGTAAAATACTCAACCTTTGGAAGTTGAGTAATAGTAAACCTAAACTGAGTTGGTGCTGAATAGTCTAACTTAGTTGGTTGTCTGCTTAGTGTATTATCGTATGCCATACTCTTATTTATAAGAAAAAAAAGAGGAACCGAAGTTCCTCTTTT